AAGAATTTGGACCAAGATAGTTTCTATGAAATCTATACTAATCCAGTTATTCTAGATAACTTACAACGTCATGCTGAGAATGGTTTAATGAACGATACACTCGCTGTTCTTGAAAAAGAATATGCACTAGGTAAAGTTCCTGCAAACATTAAGCCTATTGATGCTTATGGTTTTGTAGCAGAACAACTTCAAAAGCAAAATCCAAGTAAGTATGAGCCTAATTACCGTGCTCCAAAAGTAGTAGGTAATAACTTGGCTCAGAACCAAGCACCTAAACAAACAGCTCCAAAAGCTCCGTCTAGTGCTGGTATTCCTAACAATACTCAAGCTCCACAAAGACAACAATCTTATAGTGGTATTGATGCGTTGTTGAATGCTGATGAAAATGAATTAGCTAAATACAACAGTTGGGAAGAATACTTACAAGCTAACAATATTAATTTTTAAGGTAACAAATTATGGCAGTTAATTCTCCAATCGACACTGCAACACAAGCAGATGTAAACACTATGGCTAATGCCCATGCTCCAAGTATTGGTTCACCACGTGCTAACTTATACAATGACCCACAAGGTCTACGTGGTACTCCAGTACAATCTTCTGTTGGTTCACAACAATATGAACGTATTTTCTATACAAAGAAAATCATTCCAGCATTAGCAAAAAAACGTAAATTTTCTAAAATGGCGGATACTATCGCTATGCCTAAAAATATGGGTCAGCGTATCCGTGCTGAAGTAGATATTCCTTTACTTCATGATGCTAACTTAAACGACCAAGGTATTGACGCTCGTGGTGTACATATCCGTAATGGTAACTTCTACGGTTCTTCTAAAGATATCGGTAAAATCTTAGGTGCAATGCCGGTATTAACTGAAGAAGGTGGTCGTGTAAACCGTGTTGGTTTCTCACGTGCATGGACTGAAGGTACATTTAACAAATTTGGTTTCTTCTATGAGTATTCTCAAGATTTAGAAAACTTCGATTCAGACCCACAAATTGTTTCTCGTATGTACCAAAAAGCTATGGAAGCAGCAGAACAATTAACTGAAGACTGCTTACAAGCTGACTTATTAAACGGTGCAGGTACTATCGTATATTCAGGTAATGCTATCTCTGATGATACTATGGACCAAACTTCATTGATTTCTTATCAAGCAATCCGCCGTTTATCTCGTGCATTAGACGATAACCAAACTCCACGTGAAACCAAATATATCTTTGGTTCAACTAACTTAGATACCCGTACTGCAACTACTTACCGTACATTATTCGTAGGTCCTGAAGTTCTTAACATCTTAGAACAAATGAAAGACCACTTTGGTAACCCAGCATTTATCCATGCTCACCAATATGGTGCAGGTATCTCTAAACTTATGGAAGATGAAGTTGGTATCATCGATAAATTCCGTGTAGTTTATGTAGAAGGTATGTTAGGTTGGATGGGTGCAGGTGCTCCAGCAGACCCACAATTCGGTCTTGCACAAGAAAATGGTAAATACAACATTTACCCAGCATTATGTATTGGTACAGATGCATTTACTTGTATCTCATTCGATGGTTCAAATGGTGTGAATAACAAATTCCAAATTCATCACCAAAAACCAAATCAATCTTACAGCTTGTTAGACCCATACGGTGAAATTGGTTTCGTATCTATCAAATGGTGGTACGGTATCATGTTCAAACGTCCTGAACGTATCGGTGTTATCAAAACTGTAGCTCCAATGTAATATTGGATTAACTTATAGGGGTTCACTCGAACCCCTTATTTCCTAGAAGAACAGAATAGAAGGAACAATATATGTCTATTGAACAAACAAACTTAAACGTATCTACAGAAGATACAGAAATCAATGAACGTGATTATTGGAAAGAGCAAGCAAATATCCGTGGGGTATCTTATGCTAACAATATCCCTACAGCTAAACTAAAAGAGCTAGTACAAGCACGTATTGCAGAACAAGAAGCTGCAAATTCAGGTGGTACAAGAGGTCGTCAAAGTTTAGAGAAATTAGCACCAGAAGTATTACAGAATATCGACAAAGCTACTGCTTTAGTACGATTCCAAATTAATGTATTAGACCCAAGTAAACAAGACTGGACTGCTATTACAGTAACTGCTGGTAATGCTAACTTCTCACCTATCAGACGTGTAATTCCTTTAAACGCACCTGTATGGCATGCAGAACGTATTCTTGTAGAAGTATTGAAATCTATGAAATATGCTCACCGTAAATCTGAACGTCATCCTCGTTTACGTCAGCATATTGATAATATGTCCAAACCAAAATATTTACCATGCTTTAGTATTGTAGAACTTCCTCCATTAACAGAAGAAGAATTAAAAGCACTTGCTGAACAACAAGCGGTAAACAATACTGGACAATCTGAAAACGATTAGTAACAATAGCCTAGTTAGTTAAAAATTAGCTAGGCTTTTTTAATGGAGATTATATGACAGACCTTAATAAGTTTTTAGGTACACCTGTTACCGGTATTGATAAACAATACGATGTATCTGAATTTGCAAATAATAACCTTACTGGTAATGCTGTAGTTGATAGATTTATCAATATGGCAGGTGCTAAAGCTATTAAACCCTTTGATAATGAAGGTAACCATATTGGTGCAGGTTATGAATTTGACAGAATAGTAGATGGTGATTCAGGTTTTGCTACTTCTGCTCAAGCATGTAAAAACATTTGGTTATGTGTACCAAATATCAATGTTCCAGATAGTGTAAAGAATTTAGGTTTTGATGCAGAAGATGGTACAAAGTATAAATGGAAAACAGTTGAAGATGTAAATAAGATTGCTGACGAAATTGATAATATTCCTGATGCTCATCAACTGGTTCAATTCTTATCTGATGCATATAAACAAACTGAAATTTTTGACTTACTCAACCCTAAGTTACAGAAAGCTATTACGGATTATCGTGATAAGTATCCACTCCGTACTATTGAAGATTATGCTGACTTATCTGCTTACTTGAATGCACCTTTCAAAAAACTTGATATTGAAGTTGCTACAGAAAATGAAGAACTTAAAAAGATTCTAGAAGCTTTAGATAAGCTTGGTTTAGAAGACCTAGATATTCCTTTAGTTAAAGTAGAAAATACTGACCTTACTACAAGAGAAGTAGATGGTACAGGCGTATTTGATTTCATTGGTTCAAGTGTTATGAACCAGTTAGAAATGATGACTAATAGAAATCTTATTTCTAAAGCTGATGTAGCAAATGTGTACTCTACTTTATTGGTTCAAGGCTTACAAACTTCTGCACAATATGCATTAGAGAAAGCTAATATCTTGAACCAATCTTATGCAATGAGAGTTCAAGCAGTACAAGCAGCAGTAGCAGTATTACAAGCTAAAGCTCAAATGCTTATGTTACCTATTCAGTTACGATTACAATATGCTCAGTTAGAAGCTCAGCTTAAACAAGTAGAATTATTGAAAGTACAAACTGAACTTGAGAAAGAAAAATATCCACAAATCCAAGCTCAGACTGATTTAATCTTGGCTCAAACTGATGCACAAAGAATTCAAAATGAGCATCTCAAAGAACAAGCTTATATCCTTCAAGAACAAGTTAAACAAGCCGGTATTGCTACTCAGTTACAAACATTGCAACTTGACCAACAAGCTCTTGCAAATAATAAACTTGTTGAAGATACCAAACTTACAGATGCTCAAACTCAGTTACAACTTAAACAGGTGATGTTAGCAGATGTTCAAAAAGTACAAGCTAAAGCAGCTATTAAACTCCAAGCACAACAACTTGAAAAAGAGAAAGAAGGTTTGGCATTGGTTAAAGCACAAACTGCAGCAGCATATGCTCAACTTGCAGCATTAGAAGAACAAATTAAAGCTGCTAAAGCTCAATATAATGACCGTATTGATGGTAAACCTATTGGTGGTGTACTTGGTGCTCAAATCGCTGTAAATAAAGCACAAGCTGTAGGATTTGAACGTGATGGTTTCATTAAGTTTATGAACCAAGCACAATCAGGTTGGGCTGCGAAGAAAACAGCAGATATTGCTACTATGGCTCCATCTTCATACTCTGCACTTGGTATTGACCGTATGATGACATGGGCAGCACATAAAATGTTTAATATGCCTATTGATACATTTGCAATGCCAGATGGTTATGCAGACTATATTACTGATGATGAAATGGATGCTAAAGTTGCAACCAAAACATCAGCAAATAACCATAAATAGGAGTAACTAATGGGGTTAGGCACTACAAGGTATTATCACTATTTCACTCAGTATTCTGATGAAATTAATGGTAACTATATGTCAGACCCTATTGCTACTTATGCAGCAGCAGCCGTAGCAAAAGGTGATGATATTGGTTCAAGTGTTGTAGAAGCTTTACAACAAGGTAGAGGTGTACACCTTAGAAGATATTACCAATATGCACGAGCAAGATTTGGTAATAGATTCTGGAATTGGAATTTAAAGACTCTAACCGGTAATACTGCAGGTACAAAGCTTGATAAGAAAATGGCTAAGATATTTATTCCAAGTTCTAAGCCATATACTTATATTGCATCTACTACACCTGAATATCATAAACTTGGTCCATACTTGAACCAGAAAGTAAAAGATACTTATGGTATTGATGAGTTTAATGATACTTACAATAGTAAACAGTATGAAGCTACTGCTGTAAATAAAACTGATAAAGGTGCAACAGTACTCAGAACTGTATCTGAACCAAGAGAATACTTGTATTTGCCTGACTTACCTGAACCTAGTATTGGTGTAATCTATTGGGATTATTCTGAACCAGAATACAAATCATCTGCTACATCTAGTGAGATTTATTTCGAAGAAAAGATTCCTAGTGGATACCCTAAAACTATTGGTAATAAAGTTCTTCTTAAAGAATGGGCAGAAGCATATAACCCATTTGGTGATAGTGAATCTGGTTCTGTTTATATGGATTCTAAAACTGAAGAAGAATTAGATAAAGAACAAGATACTGAGTCTAAAATTAATATTAACTATACTCGTAAGATTTACCGTAGATATGCAGAAGTTAAAAAAATAAATACTCATAACTCTGGTAGTGGTGACCCAGACTATACTTATGATTATGTAATTACTACCGAAACACATGAAATTACATATAACAAAGAAAGCTTTGCTTATATGACTGAATCCGGTTTAACTAATTCATCTGCATTAAAGTTTTTTATGGATAGTCGAAAAGACCCATCAAGAATTTCAGCAGGTGAGATATCTTCAAAAACTGACCCAAGTGTATTTAAATTATATCCCTATCTTCCTGTAAAAGATTTTGGTGAAGATGCTTGGGAAGAAACTTGGTTAGTTCCTAAACTTGGTCCTAATGATGAGATTGTAAAACTTCAACGTATTATTGATGAAGCTTTAAAGAAACAATCTGAAGATAGACATTATCAAGAAGAACATGAACCGAATCAATCTAATCCTAGATTAAAGTCTAAAGATAAAAAATCAGATAGACGAGATAGTTCTAAACTCTATACTTATAATGGTCAGCAATACACGCTTAGAGCTTTACAGAGACGTTTAGATAGATATCTTTCACAAAAGCGTAAAGTGAAATTTAATAAGCTCCATAATCCTGCTAAAGACTTATCTGAGAGTGCTACTAAGAGACATATTGATAATCTAGCTGAAATGATTGGTATAGATTATGAAGCTATTGCATCTAGTATGATTGCTGATAAGAACTATCAGAATGGTACAACAAATACTAGACAACGTTCTATTATGTGTTCTGTAAACTTCTCATCTAACATTGCAGAGATTCAAGCGTACTGGTTTTATATGATTAAACGCTTATACAGGCTCTATGGCGAAGAAAGAGACTTTGCTGAATGGAATGTAGCAGTAGCTAATGCAACCAGTCTCTATGACCTTCCTATGAAACATTTTACATGGAAGAACCAATCAGGCTTAGATTATGGTGGTATGTCATGGATGTATATCCGTAAGATTGAATTGAATGGTTCATTACGTAAGATTAAACGTTATCGTAGATTAAAAGAAATTAAACGTGGTAAACCAATCACAATAAACAGCATTGATGAGTTGAAGTCTCTTATTGAACCTCCAAAAGAATTTGCAGAAGATACTTATCATACTTCTAAGAATGGTACTCAGCATAATATTGGTGGACAGAAATATACTACTTCTGGAACATTTGATAGAAATTTAGATATTGGTACTGTGTTCAAAGACTTCAATTACACATTCTTCTGTAAAGAAGGTAATAATGGTAAACTTGAAGTTTATGCTGTAGCTGGTTTATGTTTCTATTCTAAGATGATTCAAAAGATTCATTGGGCTACTGCATGGTTTGACTTAAGTTTACAGTATGCTAGAAATCATAATAAATATGTTCCTAAGAAGAAAGATTTTGAAGCTACTTATGATATGAAACATCGTATCAGTAAACGACATTATTATATTACTCGTATGTCTCACTTTGGCGTGATGCCGGTAGACTATAATGTTATTCGTAGGGTTGGTGGTGCAGAACTTGAACGTATGTCACAACGTATACCTATACTATACGGTTTTACTCATACAGAAAGTAAAGGTAAAGCTAAATGGGTTAAGATTGTAATGCATGTGGTTCAAGCAATTATTGCTGTTGTAGCTTTTGTACTATCTTTACCTTCCGGTACTTCATCACTTCCTGCAGGTGCAGCAGCTATTGCAGTTATTGAAGCTTTAATCACTGCTGCAGCAATTTCACTTGTAGTACAACTAGCATTAAAATATGTATTGATTCCTCTACTAAAAATGTTAGGTTTAAGTGGTATTGTAGCTATGATTGTTGCAATTATTATTTTAATTGTTGCAATGTATCTAGGTGGACAGATTCCTAACGGACAATCAGTTTTACCTTATGGTTCAGAAGTAGGTAAACAAACTGCTACTCAAATCAGTTCAGAAGTCGTTAAAAGTAGTGGTTCAGTAATAGATTCTGTAATGAGTTCTATTAACGAAACTATTAATACGTTTACAACTAATTTATCTACTCTTGCTAAAGCTGCAAGTGGTGTTACTACAGATACCCTTGCTCAAGGTATTCAGCAAGGTTTAGCGAATGCAGCTAAAGAATTAACAAGCATGTCTGCATATAAAGCATTAGGTATGCTTTCTAATGCGGGACTTGAAGCAATTAACTCTAATAATGCGGATAAGATGAAAGCTATTCAGACTCAATCTGAAGAAGAAACTGCAAGATATAATGCAGCTCAGCGTGAATTAGAAGAGTTACAAGAAACAATTAAAAATGCATCTTATGACGTTAAGGCAGTGTTGGAAGCACAGAGAACCAGATTTAGAATGTATGACCCAACGTCATTCTTAATGTCAAATACTACACCGGATACTTATTCGACAACATTCGATTATTTATCTAATTTTATCAATATGAAACTAAACGTAGACCCTGCTACTACAGATGTAGCAATGACACCTGATTTTAGTTTCGTTAATCCTTATAAAACAGTATAGAGGTAAGTATGGGAGTTCGTTTAGTCAATGGACAACTAATTGATGATTCTAATGGACTGAATCAAGCGTATAACTGGGGTAATGTAAACTCTGTATCAAACCCTTTAACAGGTGTTTATAACAGAACAACTACTCCATCATTTTTCGGAGATACTACAGCAATTAATTTAGATATTTCTGGAAATAATACGTTATTATCCAATTTAGGTAAAACTGATATCTGGGGAAAATTATCTCCAGAACAACAACAATATGTTGCAAATAATTTTATTGGTGGACAATCTGGAAACTATTTGCAAACGGTTTCTCAAGGTCAGTTTAACACAGATTTAAATAACTTTGCTTCTAGAAGTTTTGGGGCAGATTTAAAAGGAAATGGTGCATCTAATAGTGGTGGTTTATTTGGTGGTACAGGTACTGACCAATTCGGTAACAAAACATTTGCAGGTGGTACTGGATTACAATGGGCTGGTTTTGGTACTAACTTAGGTTTAGGTTTATGGGGTGCATACCAACAACATAAACAAACTAAACTAGCTCAACAAGCATTTGAAGAACAAAAAGCTTTACAAAGAGCTAACTATAAAGTGCAAGCTAAATCGTTTAATAACAGTCTTAGAAATCAACAATCTGGTAGAGGATTTGTTGGTATGTCTGGTTCAGCTAAACGTACATTAGGTCGTGAATACGATGCAAGAAAAGCAGAGGAAACTTACTAATGACAATCGAGTGGAAACCTATTGAAGGTGGATTTGGTTCAGTTATGGAAACAGCTTTAGCTCAGTCTAAACAACTCGCTCCACAACAAATAGATATTACACAAGGTTTCGGGGGTAGATTTGTTACCCCTGAAGAATATTATACAGCAAAAAATAATGCTGCTTTATCTGCATTAGATATTGAACCAACAGAACAAACAAGTGCACTAGGTGCTCTTGCAGTAAATAAACAAGATGTACTATCTCGTCCTACACAAGAAGTATCACCTTCATCTGTAGCATCATCTATTTCTAATGTAGTAGCAGGTACTCCAAACAAAGGTAAATACTCTGCATTATATGGCGATAACTTTAATAAGTATGCTCCAATGATTGTTAGAGAAGCTCAGGCTCAAGGCGTAGACCCTAATACTTTATTGTCGATGGCATATATAGAATCTAAGTTTAACCCTAATGCAGCAAATAATGCTTATGGTGGTTTACATCAAATTAGTAAAGCTCAACACAGTAAATGGGCTGACCCAGAATATAATACTCGTGAAGCTTTAAAATTATATAAAGCAAATGAAGCATATGCTCGTAAACAAGGTATTACATTTGATGTAGGAAATGCTTATTTATTCCATCAGCAAGGTTTAGGTGGAGCTACAGCTCTATTAAAAAATCCTAACCTATCTGCTGCAGAAGCTTTAAAGAAAACTTCTCAATGGAAAAATAAAGATATATCTTGGATTAATAAAAATGTTATTGAAGCCAATGGTGGTAGAGCTAATATGAGTGCTACTGAATTTGCTAATTTATGGCGTAATAAAGCTAACGAAGTATATGCAAACGTTAGAGGTAGAGAAGCTCAACTTGGTGGATGGGCTAATTATTTAAATAATAGAGGTTAATATGGCTGAAATTAAATGGTCAAATGTAGATGGTTCTGCTCTTAATGGTGCAGTATCAAATGCAAATAGTGCAGTAAATAATTATGGTAGAACTCTTTTTGGTATTGGTTCAAATGTAGAAGACTTTACTGACAAATTACAAAAACGTTCTGACGAAACTGCAAAGTGGAATCGTAATCAGAATACACAACAAATTATTAGCAAAATGCATGATGCAGATAGTCTTAATGCAATGAACCAACTACAAGCACAAGGAATTGGTAATGCTCAAAATGCTCTTAATCAATTTGGTGGTCAAGTAGATTTAGCAGCATTAAATGAAGCAAAAGCTACATGGGCAACAGATACAGAAAAACGTGCTTCTGCTAAAGATAGTTTATTGGATTATTCACCAGAACAGAAAGCACTTATGTCTGAGATTCAGAATGATATTCTTACTGGTAACGTTGAAGGTGCTCAAGCTAAGCTAAATAGTAGTAACTTCAGTAATAAACAAAAATCTGATTTAGTAAATAGTGTCTACAAAGCTCAAGAGAATAATAAAGACTTTAACCTCAAGTATGCAGATACTGCTGGTAAGTTTGCTAATTCACAACTTGAGTTCCAAAAAGCACAAGCCGAAGCTCAAAAATATGAAAATGACTTTTACGCTAATAATGGTAAAACTGAAGTATCAAAAGCTCTTTTAGCGAAAGACCCTACTTACCTTAAATTACTAGGTAACATTGAAGCATTAGGTCAAACTACTAATTTACTTCAATCTCAACTTGATATGTTTGGTTCAAGTAAAATTGTTAATGGTGGTAAGTATGCTCCAAAGCTTCCTACTGATATTGCTCCATCTATAGGTTCTGGTTCAGTTGAACCACCAGCTTCAGTACAACCTACTCAAGAAGCTGTATCAGCACAACAAGCGTTAAACCAAGAAGTCCCTAATAATGTAACAAGTGTTGCAGAACGTGC